CTGGGCTCGAAAATATCTGCACCAAGATTTCTTGGCCGTTGTCCATCACTCCTGTATAGACGCTGTAATCAACTATCTGTGGGTCAGTCATTGCCTGTCCTTTTGTCGGTGCTCCGACCTTAGAACATAGATCAAGCCTTGGGTGGGATTTCCCCGAACACCTTTAAGAATGCGGTTTTAACAAAGATTACCGAGTCGGCGGCCTGTGGGGTTATCTCGACGTGGAACCAGTCGCCCCCGGGGCTTCCGTGAATTGTTGGCTTGCTGTATTTCTTCCAAGCCTGACGATCGCAACGCCAAGCACGACCGTACGGCGCAGGGAAATAGTCGAGGATGCACTCGACGCCAAGCGTGTTTGAGTTAGCGACCACAATGTCAATAAACGAAACAGCGCCTTTGCGGTTTGACTGTTCGTGCTTTTCGCTTTTGCGATACGACAAGTCAACAGCTCTGCCTGTGGCATGTACTGACAATGAGCCAGGGTTTCCGCGCATGTCGCGCACACCCCAAGAACCGTTATTCCAGACTGCGTTGTTTGATGCGGCAATTGCTTGCTTAATCCATTCGTTCATGCCGGGACGTGGGCCTGCTGATGCGCCGTCGCTGTTGCCCGTGTATGGCCTTGCGTTCGGATTAGCTTTGGCTGTCGCCACGTCCAAAGCCTGCGTCTTTAGGGTTTACCCAACGAAGCAATGGTGGGATGATTGCTGCGATTGCGCCTTTGCCGTAGTCACTTGGGTCTGTTGTCCCTGTTGAGTAAACAGCGATAAGCGCGCCTACGACTGATCGTAGGTAACTGGCGAACATTGCTTTGTCTTTAGTTGTGATTTTCAACATGGTTGTCAATCTTTTCTTCTATTCGGCCAAGTGTTTGGTGTACTTGCCCGTGGTCTTTTTTGTTTTCGTAGCCGATTTTGCTAATGAGTGCCACAAGTAAAGCGAAACCGCCACCGATAAGAGCCACCACGACCTGAGAATCCATCGCATTAGGCAAGCGGTGGAATTTGTTCAGGATTGTCTTGATACCAACGCGACAACGCCCAAGCCTCAACAGCTGCATCGTATTCTTTTTTGTTTAGTTTGCGTGCTTCGCCGTTGACGGTTTGTATCATTTCAGGATTTTCGTCACGGCATTGCTGTGCGTATTCTTCTTTGGTTTTCATCACGCTGCCTCATAAACATAATTCATGCCAATAACATCTCCAGCGGCAAGCGTAAAGGGCGTGCTTGCATTTGTGAAACCAATTGTCAAATATGTTGAAGCCGCATTATACAAATCATTGACGACTGTCGTAGTTGAAGCATAACGAATTGGTCCAAAAATCAATGAACCTGTGGAAGCATCAAAAAACGAAACAGTTCCTTGCACGCCTTCTTCCCCTGCACTTGTAATTGGTTTTGTAACACTCATTTGTGTACCTGTAAAGGCTGAAGTTGAACCACAATTGATAAGTACAAAAACATAAACTAATTTTTGCACCCGCACATATCTTGCCAAGACGGATCCGTTGCCGAGACTGAAGTTTGTGTATGTAGGCGTAAAAGATAATGATTCGCCAATGCCGTTCATTTGTGCAGCGGTAAGCACCTGACCAGCGGTAAATGGAAATGGGTTAGCCATAGTGCCTCTATCCTAAAACATTGAACTGGTCAAGTGTGCCATATGTGAGGTTGTCCAAGATCAGCTCATAAACAATGACGGTCGGAGAAGTCGAGTACAGCACACGGTGGCCTGTGGAATAGTCCAGGTAATGTTCAATTCCTTCAACGCTTAGGTCTTGTGCCAACTGGGTTGTGCCGGCACCACTCGGGAACGTTTTTTCTATTGCGATTGTGTCGCCAATTTCTATGGTCGCTAGCGTGTCCTTTTGCGCGTCGGTCAGCATCAGGAACTTGGTTTCTACCGATGTGAACCGTGGCTCGGGTTGCGGATGGAGCAGGTAGGCGGCTGCGGTGTCAATTTCTGTTTGCTCATGTAGCAGGCTGTTTGTGATGGCGCTGGTTTGCGTAAAGTATTCGGCTATTGACCCAGCGTTTGTGGCTGTCGCTGTTTTGCCATCCAAAGCCGTCAGCACAGATCTATTGACGACTTCGTTTGCCTCAAATGAAATGCCGAGACCGTCGTACTTAATTTGGGTGCCGTCGTCATGAAAGTCTGCTACCGACGCGCTAAGGGTTGTGCCAATGCGGTTTTGGAATGTAATCGTCCCAGATCGTGACATGAATATGCGACCGAACTCGGCTGTCTCGTTGATTTGGGTGATGTATTGCAGCACGTTTGTTTGTGCTGGCACGGTGTAAGCGGCATTATGACCGAGGTTGACTGTGCCGGTGGCAATGCTTCGAGGGGATGCAGGATACGCAACTTCTGGCAAGTCAAGAACGCTTGTAATGCGTTGACCTGATGTTTCCGCGCTGACGTTGTATTCGTTCATGTAGGTCTGTGACAACAAATAAAACTGGTCAGCGCAATAAACCGTCACGGTGTCTAAACCGCCCAAAGCAAAGTTGTAGTCATAGTTGACGACATAGCCCGAAAACAGGTATTCAGGGTCGCCGCCAACGTCGTAGCGGATGAGCTGCACTTTACGCATCGGTGCAAGACCTGGCTTAGATTGCGGTGTGTCGTAGTACGGGCTGTTGTCGTCAAACGGGTTAAAAATGCCGTCCACGTCGCGAATGGTAAATGTCATTGTGCCTGCGCTGAACTGATCGCCAACGTCACGGCGACCGCGCCTGACCATGACCTTGGTGCAATCAGCCATGACATCGGCGTATTCGGTGTTGCCGTCAAGCACAAAGAACGTGTTATCAAGAACACCAGATGTCACGTTGTCAAGCGTGAACGAGTTAACAATGAACCCTGTTTCTATTTGCAGGTCATAGTTACCTGAATCAACAACCGCAACGCCTGGCATTATCTAAAGCCCACGATTGGCAGGTCTAAAGGCCCAGCGCTACGTGAGTAGGCGCGCAAAGCGTTGACAACAGATTCGCCTATTTCGGCGCTTGTGGCAATCCCGCCTTCGACGTTGACAGTCACATTGGCCATGCGCTCTTGGATGCCGAATTGTGGCCCAGGGTTAAGTACTGATGCCATTGCGTCAATTGTTGGCAAATTGGCAATCGCAAGCATTTCTTTACTGATCTTTGCTGGTTTTGTGCTGCCGCCACCACCGCTTGTTGGCGTTGCAGCTGGTAGTCCAGTTGGTGCCGCAAAAGCTGGTACGGCGCTTGACACAGCACGCGACTCTGCTTCAATTTGTTGCAAGGTCTTGCCTCCAACGCTTCCGTTTGAGCCACCAATGCCGGACAAGTTCACATGATCAATTGTGTTTACGTTGTCAACAAACGGAATCAGGTTGTAAGCACGAATAATGCCGTTAACCACCATGATAAATCCGTTAACCAATGTCTCAAAACCACCTAAAACAACATTGATAATTGCATTTACACCAGTTTTGAACCAAGAAAACTTGTTGTAGGCGACTATTAAACCAGCAACAAGCAATGCAACCCCTGCAGCGACTAAAGCGAATGGGTTTAGAGCCATGGCAATGTTGACAGCAACGATGGCTGCAGCGACTCCACCAATGGCGGCAGCAATTGCCAAGAACGCTTTAGGGTTGTCTTGAGCCCATGACGCAAACTTGTTAAGAATTGGTAACACGGCCTCAACTACTGGAAGCAAAGCCGCACCAATGGATTCAGACGTTTCACCAATGGAGTTCTTAAGAATTTTCATTTTGCCTGCAGCGGTCTCGGCGCTGTTTGCTGCAGCTCCACCGAACGTCTTGCTAAGCACAGACATGACTTCATCAAGGCTTGCACCGTCTTTAATCATGGTCTTCATCTCTGGAGATAAAGCACCAAGCGCCTTAAAGTTGCCTTGGTAAGCCTTTGCAAGAGCGTCGGCAACGGTTGCGCTGTCAGTCTGCAGGGCTGTACTGATGTCCATGACAAGGTTCATGTCCTTCATGGCTGTCCGAACATCTTTAGTGCCACGGGTCAGAGCCTCAAGCGATTTTCGGTAATCCGTATCCGCGATGCCAGACGCTCGACTCATCGCAGATATTTGATCTTCAACTTCTTTAACTTGTTGAGCTGTTGCGCCCGTGACGTTTCGCAAAGTAAGCGCCAACGCCGCCTGTTCTTTTTGATCGTCCATTGCCGCGCTGGTCGCTTTGCCAAGCGCAGCCGCTAAACCAGCCAAGGCTGCAGCTGCCGGCACAGCCGCCTTCTTGATTGCAAACTGGGCTTTCTCGCCAACAGTTTCTAACTGCTGAAATTGCTTAACAGCCTTATTAATGCCCTTGCCGTCAAACTCGCTAATAATCGGGATATTGATTGCCATTACGCGGTCTCTCTGTTTGCTTCGTCCATGACGCGCTTAACCAATTGCTCCATCTCGGACATGACATCGCCTTGGCGTTGCTCGTACGCTTTCCACATTACTCGTGAACTACGGCCATAGCGTGCAGTTAGCGCTCGACCAAGCGGGCCATCCATGGATGTGTCAAACATGGTGCCTGTAGCGCCCTGCCATTGAATGAGGAACGTGCCAACATTGCTTTTGTTGCCGTTGTATTCTTTGATGTTTCTGGTGTTGATCTTGGCAGCAATCTTTTGCTTCATACCAGGTATCCAAGGCAAAATCTTAAACCCTGATTTGGTTGACCAGTTGCGCGCCATACCAGATAGCGGTGCATTGGACGGAACAAGTTTGTTGGCATCGTCAATAACTGGCTGCACAATCTTCTTGTAGTCCTTAGTGATCTCGCGACGCAGAGACTTATCAATCTTGTTAAGCGTCTTCAAGGCATCCTTAAGTCCGACGATCTCAACTTTGGTTGATACTGAATCCACGTCATCTCCGTTTTTTGTTTGCCTCATTAAGCACTTTAATGACAGTCACCATGTCTCTTGAGTCAAACGCTATTTCGCTGGGCCACCAACCGACCGCAACCAAGATTTCTGCTAGCTGGCGACGGTAGGTGCCGCGTCCGTAGGGTTTGGATCAGTCTCATCCAGTACCGGCATAATGTCGATGTCAGGGTTTTTGCTAATCCATTCACGCCAGTTGTCGCCGACCTGTTCGCCTTTAAGTTTCAAAATCGTGTGCATCCAACACGCATAATCGGAATACAGCGGTGACGCTGACAACTGCTGAATACTGCGACGCTCGAGGCGTTCCCATTCGGTAATGACAAACAGGTTTGTGTAGTAATACTCAGGCGCGCTGTCGGTCGTGCGCTTTAATTGCAACTTAATTTTCATGGTTCTCCTATGTCGGCTTGGAGCCGTTATTTATCAGGTTACGTCAATTGTGTAAACGCCACCCTGCAGTTCAATCTCGTAAGTTGAAAGCTCTCCAAGCGACGCGTTAATCACAGGTATGGCACTTAGGAACGTCCCGGTTAGCTCAAACCCTGGATTCGTTGCCGAGTTAGCACCAGACGCTGGTGTCACTTTTACATAACACTTAGTGCCAAGAAGCGCCGACAAAACTGCATAAGACTCTGTAGCTGCATAACTGGCATAGACCGTCAAGGTAAGTGAGTTGCTGAACAAGCCTGCTGTCATCGTGCGCGACGTGGAGCCGAACGCGGTGTCTTCAAGCGCTTCTGCGGTAACAGTCAATGTCGCTGCAGAGACCTGATCGGTGATGTCTGTAGTTGCCGCGCTGGTTGCGCCGATCAACACGACTGGGTTAGAGAGATACGTGCTAGTTGCCATAATTGCTCCTTAAGTTCTTTCTTGATAGTAGATGATTCGTGTTGCTTAGTTGTGGATTATGCGGTCTGGGCTTGTACAGCGCAATCAAGGTCATAGCACGGGTACAACGCGCCACCGATCTCAAGGCTTGACGGACGGCCAGCCATGACAATGATTGAGGAGCCCAGCACGGTTGCGACAATGCCAAGAATTGAGCGAAGCACCGGCAGACCTGCAGGCCCAGAGCCAATTACCTTGACAGGGAACTCGAGGCGCACAATGTTGCCGTTGCCAGCAAACGTGGTGAAATTTGGTGCGTCCAAGTACACGCAATTAGGCACAAGTTTGGTTGGGTCGTTTATGACGCGCAATCCTGATACAGCTGTAAGCGTTGCGGTGACGTCATCAATCGCTTCGTTGAACAGGTCGGTGTACGACATCAGGCAACCGCTGGACGTGGTATACCGAGCAGCTGCTTGACGATCGGGGTCAGGCTTTGCTGTGGTGCCGAACCCATGCCGTCAAACGTGGCGTACGTTGCCTCTATTGAGCCTCTGGAGCGCCACAGAGCGGCGCAATACATCAAAGTGCCTAATGTTGCGTCACCACCTGGTGAGGTCGTTAGGGAGTCAATATAGCCTGATTCCTGACGCCTGCGATATGCAAACTGGTTGCCAGCCGACACGGACTGCGTGAGCAACGTGTAATCGTCAGATGGGTTCGTAATCGTGATGCCAAGGTACGACATGACCTGCGCGGCCGTCACCCATGTGCAAACAGGGTCATTGGCAACAGTTCCAGACGCGGCGACACGCTCGACATCGCTTGCGGTTTTGGCGTAAAGCACCTGGTCAGCAATCGGTATCTGATAGTCGTAGAGCAGATCGCCCTGCGTATCAATTCCAAGGAACAAATACTGTGGCAATGCGCGCACCGAGTAAATGCCGTTGAATGTTGCGTCAACTCCAGCGACCGTGATTGAACTGCCGACTGCAATCTCCGATGGGGTTAGGAGTTGCAGTACGGCAAAGTTGTCAATCAGGTACTTGTTGGTAACTGTGTATGTAGCCATGAGCGGATGCTCCGCTCTCGACTAAGCCTGGGTGATCTTGCGAATCATGCCACCGATTGCAGCGAAGGTGCTGACGTATCCGTGGAATGACATGTTGCGACCCAAGACTGACGGCTGTTCAACGCTCATGAGGCCACGGATGGATTCGTAGAACTCGAAAGCATCACCTGCACCTTGACCAACGCGGGTAATGATCATGGTCTTGGCAGCGAAGTTGCTGTCAACTACCAACTGCAAGCCGAGTGGGTTGCCGTTCCATGAAGATGCCTGACCGCCACCAAGTGCGTTCTGACCGGTGAGGCCAGCGCCGATGAATGGGAATACTGGACGGCCAGTTGTGTCGGCAAGTTGTCCAAGTTGACCCCATACGTCTGGGCTTACGAACATGTGGGTAGGTGTCCAGTTTCGGTTTGATGAAATGTCAACTGCCGAGTCATAAACAGACTTCAGCAAGTCGGCTACGGTGCCGTCCCAAACGCCTGACGAGTTTGCTGCGGTGAGCAAGTTGTCTGCAGCCAAGTTGTCAGAAGCAATCATGTATTCGCCCATGAGGTCATTCAAGATCAATTGCATTGCTGCAGGTGAAGTGAAGTCAATGTCCTGAACTGACAGCGTTACTTGACCAGCAAGTGTGGTCTTGCTGATTGAGTTGGATGCAATCACCATGGTTGTTGCTGATGCTGAACCAAGTTCTGATTGTGATGCAACGCTCGTGTGCGTGGTAATTGTTGGACGGATAAAGGTCTTCGACTGTCCGCTGTCTGGGTAAGCGCGAGCTCCTACAGCATCGACTACTGGACGCAAGAAGTTTAGGTCTTGAACCAATGGCCCAAGTACTGGAACAGGTAGCAAACCTGGGGTGTCCGTGGTCAAAATATCGCCCGCGGCTGCCTGCAATGCGGTGCGCTTTGACGCGCTGTAATCGGCTACTGCAGCGTTCATGTTCTTGAACGTGTCTCCACCGATGTGATAAGCGGCCATGAACTCGCCTGCGGTTGGCAGTACGAACTCACGCTTGGCTTGTGCGAAAATTGGTGCGGTTGGGATTGTTGCCTCAACTGCTGGAACGGTTACTTCTGACATGGGTTCTATCTCCTGTTCTGGGACTACTTCTTCATTTAACACTACTTCTTCTGGCTCTTGGTGGATACTCGCTGCGACGGTGGCGATGTTGGCCATGTCACCGAACGCACCGATCGGAACAAGCGACAGCTCTGTCCAGTCCGCTGCTTCAATGATCATGGTGCCTGCTTCGTCGTATGAGAACTTGGTTGGGTTTACGCCAACAGATACTTGGTCAATCGTGCCGTCGGCAGCCATAACTAGCGCGTCGTTGCCAAGATTGGTGGCGCTGATCTTGGCGCTGAACATCATTCCTTGCTCGGTATCTACGCGCTCGGTCACAACACCAACTGGCATTGAAGCGTCGTGGTACATGAACAAGCGTGGTGCTTTGCCCTCGACTGGCAATGAGCCTGGACGGAAGATTACAGACGTTCCATCCGACACGGTTGCCGGCACGTTGTAGGGAACTGCTGTGCCCGAAATGGTGCGTCGTGGCGCGTCACCTTTGGCGGCGTCAAGCGTAAAATCTCCTGCGATTAATTTGATCATGATGCGATCTCCTCTTGCGTGTTTTCATTTATGTTTACATCTGTTCTGTCCATGACATCAGCCATGAAGTTTTCTTCTAGGTATTCATGCGCGTCAAACTCCACGTATGTTCCGCGCGGTAGCACGTTGTCCATTGACAGCGCGCCAGCGATTGCGTCGGCATACAATTTTACGCCAAATAGGTAGAGGTCTGCTCGAGCCTGCTGGGATGATTGATACGAATAAGCACCAGTAGCAACACCAACCAAATACGGTGGCACGTTTGCCAAGCGTGACATTTCTAGTGCCTGATATTGCGATGCTTCAATGAGCAACATTTTGTCAGGAGTTGAATTGGTTTCGGTGTAAGACAAGTATTCGTTAAGCGCCGCGGTCTGATTAGTTGCGCGTGCGGCGTTAAACGCCGAGGCCAAATCAGCAAGTTCTTGCGCGCTAAGTGGCTCGCCACCAGTTTGCTTGAGCACACCAGCAGGGATGCTTGACGATGCGTTGCGATTACGAGCTGCTTCAAGTTTTAGCGCAGTCTCAATAGCGTTTGGTGCAGAATAGATCAGGCCTTGCGCTGGAGACAAGAATTGCACAAGGTTGTAAGGGTCAATCTCGCCACCTTGAAAATACACCTGCGATGACGGAGCAAACCAAACAGGGCCAGCCATGTCGGTTGTTGTCACGGAACCTGCAGGTAGTCGAGTGAATGATGCCGGGTATCCGTCGGCGGTGCGTGACGTGATGTACCAAAATGCTCGCCCAAACATCATCAAGTCATCAAGAGTCCATGACATAAGAAACTGGAACGAGACCGTTGGGTCTGGTCGGCGTATCCATGAACGTGGAGCAAGATAAATCTTTTCCATGTCATCGCCGTTCCACATTTCCGAGTACATCTTCAATGGCATTGAACCAATGACGGATGCCATTAAGTCGCGCGCACGGTTGATTGTTGGCACGCTGATTGCTTGGTTGCGTGCTTCGCCTTCGCGATAGGTGTAGTACTGGCCAATCATGTTGACGCCAACATTTGACGACGAGTAACCAGGTGCGAAGCCACCAGCTGCAGCCGCCTTGTTTGGCGCTGGGCTTATTGCTGCTTTTTTGGTTTTGTTAAAGATCGCCATATACACCACTCTGCCATATAGGTGGCAACCGCACGTGACTAATCCGATTCCGACAAAAGGCTAGAGCGTGCGGTCGCCGACGAGAATGTTAGTGGTTAACGGCCACAAGCATCGGTTTACCCGAGTGAACTGGTCGCGCGCACATTCCAATTCCCCAGACCATTGTTCGCGCTAACTCAATCGGCCCAGGTGATCGCTTGCTTGACAGCACGATCGTGTTGTCTGTGCGGACGGCAACGGCGCGCTGGACGTGTTCGGCAAGCAGTTTTTCTCCTGTGTGAAGTAGTCGTGCCTCGGCAATCATGTTCTTGGCAAGCGGTGTAAAGCGTCCAAGTTCGGCGTAGCCAACGACGACTCGGCGGCGCTCGATGTTTGGTGGGCAAGTCGCGTCCACGGTAGGCGACAAAGCAAACCTAATTGTCGGGTCTTTGGCAAGTTCCTGCACGTTTTCCCACAGCTCTGTAATTGACTCGGCGATAAACGCAACGGTGACAAGCACCCGACCGTCTGACAAATTAACGCATCTGGTTGCGCTGTATCGGGAGTCGTCCAGCGAAGATTCGATTGCCACGACGCCACCGCTAGGAATGTCCCCGTTGTATTCCAATGACGGCCAGCGCCCTGGCTCAATCCACCCGCGCACAACACTCACCCAAAGGTTGAGGGACGCGCGCAAAAACGACGCGCGATCAGGGTTAGTTGACTCTTGCCTAATTGTGTCCATGTCCAACGTGTAACCAAGTGCAGGATTACCCCACGCCCATGACGCAGGATGCAGCGGGTCAAGGCTTGGGTCAGGCGACCACTCGGCCATGTACATCGTGGACGGTTCGCCCTTGTCAATCGCTCGAATGCCCGCTTCACGCCAACGCTGAAACAGCACAGATTCTTCGGTGCCAGCTGTAGAGAAGAAGCAAGCCAACGGGTTTTTGCGAGCGCGCTGTGCCGGCAACAGACCGCCTTCAACAGAGTCGGGGTTGACGTCAAAGAGTTCGTCCACGATTACCAAGTCAATGCTCATACCGTGACCTTGGTTTGGCTTTAAGGCTTTGACCCACCATTTGCTGCCGTCTGGCATGGTGGCCTGATAACGGCCGTAAGACTTTACGATTTTGGCGCCGTAATACTCCTCAAGGATTGGTGCCAAATCATCAAAGAGCAAGCACGCAAGATCAAGTCGGTGAGCACCAGATACAACGGTCTGTTTACCGCCACGTATCTTTGGCATTTCCACAAGCCAAAACAGGATAAGCGCTTGGATGATTGTGGTCTTTCCGTTTTGACGCGCAACCGACACAAGGCTCGAGCGGTGCACAAACTTCTGATCGGCATCCACGGCCAAGATTCCTTCAAGTACATGCTGTTGCCAGGGCATCATGTCAATGTGAAGTATTTGTTTTGCCATGTCCCCCACAAGTGCAGCTAGTGAGCCGGCATGGTCAGGGATGATCGTTTCCAGTCTTGGCTGATCGTGGTTGATCACGGCCAGTTCGGGCTGGTTCGGGCCTTTGGCGACAAATTGTTGGTTGGGGCTCGGGGGCATTAATTCGCTGTATAAAAAATTGTTTATTGCTTTTTCACGATTTTGTTTTGCGTTCGCTAGTTTTTTGTTTCGGTATGTTGCTCCGCGCGCAGAGTTACAACTCTTGCATGACGCAACGTATCCGTCTTCTATTGTTCCGCCTTTGTCTGACTCGACAAGGTGATCAAGTTCTGTTGCTGTGTTGCGATGACACCAATGACACAACGGTTGGTCGCGCAGTAGTTCTGCACGTGCTTGCTTGTAGACCTGTGTGTCGTGTTCGGTCAGTTTGCGTGTCATCTCACGCGCTTCGCTTGCGCTAGCGCGGCGCAAGCGCCTTGCTCTTGATGTTTGTATGTCATGTGTGTTGTCGGGTTCATCTCTGTGCTTTCTTTGTTTGTTAACTGTATGTCATCTGCAGGTCAATAGATGTGTGAATGCTCCACCCACCAGATTGCCCATCCTGGTACCCGTTGCATTCAGTCGATTATGTTTACGACTCGCCTCGGCGCTTTGCCCGTTTCATTTCGTCTTGCATGATTCGAGGCGCGCCGATCTACCCACGTTGCCGTGTGTCACCAACTGCCGTGCGAATGGCTTAGGTCGTGCTACTAGCCAATTGTTACTGTCTGGGGTTGCTGAGAGTGTAGAGAATGTACTCCATGTCGCTTGGCTTCCAGACCGCTGCATGACAGCCAGCCATCTCACAAGCGTTTAACCAAATCTTCTGTCCAGGCGTTGTTTTGCCCTTCTCTGCTTTAAGTTCAATAACCAACGGCCGACCGCCTTGGAATGGGTGCACCATGAACAGATCAGGAAACCCTGCGTCGCCCTGCACGTTTGTCATCCAACGTCCTCGACTGTTTTGTGCCGGCAGATCATGATGCACAAGCCAGCCGTAACGTTTGGCAATGCTGATCACCATGTCTTTAAAGTCGGCTTCGCTGATCTTGGCGTCAAGCTTCATCAGCGGGAACAATTCTTTTGTTGTCTGCTAACCATTCCCATGCTGCAGCAAGTTTCTGCCACGTTTCTTGACTTGCCTCTAACGCTGCATATCGCTTTTCTAGCAATGCTTTTTCGGCGCGCAATGTGTCAATCACGCCGCGCAAATAGTCAACTATTTCAATAGGTGTTGCCCCAGTTTGCTTTTCGTCAAATGTCATTTCTTGCCCCTTTTGCGTCCAGCAATTCTGCGCGGGTCATCAAACATGGTTACAAATAATGTGAGCATCACGCCAAGCAGGACGCCAGCAATGTTGACAAGCGCAAACAGCATCATTTCAGGCGCTCAATCATCTTGCTTGCTTCATGGGATTTAAGCAGCTCTAACACCGCGCTGTCATCGTTGAGTTCACGGTGAATCATCTCCAACAGACCAAGATCATCTAGCCCTGCGTCTTTAGCAAGTTTCTTGATGTAGCCAATTTGCTTAGGTGTGGCAAATGCGCCAGAGGGTGTGTGCACTTGCGGTTGCGGTGATGTGGTAAGGCGCTCAACCTTTTGCATCTCATTGCGTGACGGCCTAGGGCCACTAGCAGGAGCCTGTAGCGGGCAGTTGGCAATAGCGCGACCAATGGCGCTGGTTTCGCAGTTCTCTACAAATGAGGTTGCGTTGACGCCACGGTCGCTTTTGACTTCTTCTGCATAGCCCGTAGCGACTGGAACCTTGTCTTCTTTGTCGGCGTAAAGTTCGCAATAGAACACGCAAGCATCGCCTGTGTAGTTCATCATGCACGTATGGACGCGCCCGTTTGGATATGCAGCCCAGAAGCGCACTAAGCGTTGCTCGACTGTCTCGTAGTTGCTTAGATCAAAGCCCATCAGATGCCAGCCCAGACGCTAAGACGCTGTGCATGGTCATGCGCGCCACCGCGGTTCGCAAAGGCAAGTTCGCCTGTGTTGCGGATAATGCCACGACGCGAAGCTGCATTAAGGCGACCTGCAATGCCCTTAGTGACTGGGAACTGATCGCCCAGGTGCTTCCAAATGTCGTCAGATGTGAAGAAGCCTTTAGTCCGCGCAACGTGCACAATGGCAGCGTCTACCTCGTTTTGTTGTGGTCGTGTCCAGCGTGCATCGGCTGATGATTGTGATGCCAACATCCCTTGGATGAATGGCGCTTGTTTTCGTGCCGGCACACGGCCATCACAGACGAAATGTGTTTTCCCTGTTATTTCAGGGTAGGCAATTGTTTCTTTGCAAATCGTGCAGGTTTTCATTGTCGGAATCTCCTGTCGGTTAGGAATGTGCTTGTAGTGCTTTGATTGCTAAGTCGAGTGTAGTCACATCGTGTAATGGCATCGGGTCTTCTAATGACAGCGAGTTCTTCATGCCTTTAAGACGCTGAATAATGCTTGCGTGAGGGTTAGTGCTTATGTCTGCAATTTCGTTGATCAAATTAAAGATTGCCATGTCGTGTTTAGTTGTCATCATTTGCTCCAATACCATTCGTCGGGTTTCTTCTGATAGTTCGCCTTGATTCCATGCCACACCTTCACTCATTTAGTTGCACTCCATGGCCCCCAGCCGTAACCGTGTTTGTCAACGCCGTAGTTGTAAATCGCTAATGCTGCGCGCAAATTAACATCAGCCTGTAACAAGTTTTCTTCGCTTGTAATCAGACCGCGCTCAATTAGCCAGGGCGTCCAAAACCCATTCAGCTGCATGAGTCCACGGGAACCTCCTTGAGGGTCTTTGCCGTTGTACGCATTTGGTGTGCAGCGTGATTCACGGAACATGATTGATTCGAGTACGGTGCGCTGATCGGCAGGCCAGCCAAGGTTTATGGCAAGCGCGCTGAACTGCTTACAAGCCGACGTGTACGGGTCAATGTAGATCGTTGAGCTGGTGGTCGTGGTCGGCTCAATGAGGTATGGCTGGACATCAAACGGCGCCAAAGCAATAGTCCCAGACGGGCTACCAGACGCGTCAGGAGCCCCTGTGAGCGCCGTAAACCCGAAAACCGTACAAAGCATTATCCCAATAATTTTTTCTGCAAAATAGTTCATCGTTTCTCCAAAGGTATGGGCACGCCCCAACTGGATGCGTGCGATCTGAATGCGATTTGTCCCATTAGGAACTTGCCCGACTCTGGGCTC